CGCCAACCCTATGCTGCCGTTTGTTCCGTTCTGGTTGTATTTTCTCAACATCCCATTTTTGGTTTCCATAAACGTGTCGTTCTTCCCTATTATGTCCCCCGTTGTACCGTCCGAACTTACCGGAGTCGGAAAGTGAAAACCACCTGTCCCTGTGATGCGGTGCCCCGACATCGGATGCTCGTATGCACAACCATCGAGTGTCATACCCCATGATGGCCAAGTCTTTGACAACTTGCTCAAGACCGTTGCTTTTAATAGCGGCGACATTTTCCAAGAATATGTATCTTGGTCTAACTGCGCCAGCAATACGCAAGACTTCTCGGTAAAGCCCCGATCTGGTTCCTTCCCCAATACCGGCTTGTTTTCCAGCGACACTAATATCTTGGCAAGGGAATCCCGCATGGATGCAATCCACTTGTCCGGTGTATTCGGATGGATCAAACAGTCGCACATCTCCTTCCCACACTCGCAGTTCTGGAAACCATCCTTCTGCTGCTCGTTCTCTAAGCACTTGGCAGGGGTATGGTTCCCATTCGACTGCAACCACGGGGGTATGTCCAAGAATAAGGTCGGCAAGGAGTCCTCCACCTGCTCCGGCAAAAAGGTGCATTGTTCGCATTTCATAACCCCATCACCATCATGTCTACCATCATCTTGCCTTCTTCTACGTTGTCAATCACAAACACGGATACCTTGTGTTGCTGTAGTCGAATGTGTTCACGCTCTTGTGCTGGTGTAGGCTTTTGTCCTTCACGTTTAAATTCGCAAAACCACACCTTACCATCAGGTCGGATAAACAATCTGTCGGGTACAGCAGCACGAGCAGGACTGGTGAACTTGTAAACTAATACGCCTTGTTGTTTAGCGTAGTCACAAACCTTGGCTTCAATTTGTTTTTCTAATAACATCATCATTTCCAATCGTCTGCTTTGTCTTTGCGCATTTCTAATTCAATCAGCATATCGATGTAGTGCCTAGCTTTGCGTAGGTCATCAATACCGTTTTTCTTGCGCCAGCGACTAACGTACTTGATTACATTACCTTCCATGTAACCTATTCCGTTTGCATAGATATATTCGACTGGTTGTATTGGTAAATCCTTGTAGTGGCTACCACCTTCTTGTTTATTTAAGCTAGGGCTAGACATAATTTCTCCGTTTCTTGTATGTAGTAATCAAAATCAATCGGTAACTTACCTGCATCTTTTATATCGTTGCAGACTTGTACACCCCATCCACTTTCCACGCCAATCTTGCGCCACTCGGTTTTATTCTTTAGTGGCGGCATCCACTTAAACAACGGCTTACCACCCTTGGCAATGTAGTAGCGCGAAGTGTTCTGTATGCGCTCATCACCCCATGTAAGATAGCTAGACCGTGGTACTTTAGTTCGCAACATAAAATCCATCACATCAGACCATTGCTCAATCGTCTGTCGTATGGGTGCGCCTTGAGTCAATACCTTTTCGGCAACCTTGGGTATGACCAGACCACCTGCGTTCTGGTGCCATCCTACTTTGTACTCGTATGCACCTTTACGCTTAACGCTACCATCCTCATACTCGGCTAAGTAGTTGTTTACATCTCGAATTGACATACGTTTATATGTAGCATCTTCAAGGGTCAATCCTGTAAGTTGTTCCCACCACAAACGTGCGCCTTGTACGTCTGCTTTCCTACTACGGGATACAATGACTGTGGCACCATCGGTATTAACCTGCACCAGTCGTAAGCCTGGTATGGTCATTAGCTGCTCGGCTAACAGGCATAGCAGCAATTGACCATTGAGTGTGATGGTCATGGTATACAACGGGTCATAGAACACGCTGTACTGGTTGTTGCTATCACCATACACACCATTCAGTGCCAACTTCAACATTGCTGATTCGGCTGACTTCTTGGGGTATTGCTTACGCTGTTCGAATAAGTGCTTGTATATACTGACAAACTCCTTGCCAAGATGGGCAGGATAAAAACCGTTGACGATAGCGAGGTTTGGGTAGTAGCTGGTAACGTCCAAATCAATGATGATGTTTTCGTCATCGGATTGCACCACTGTTGATTCCACTGAGCCATGAATACCTCCAAGACCAAAAACAAAAGTAAATCCGTTAACTGTTGCAGTCAAATCATTAAACACGCCTTTGGTTTCAGTAATTGACTGTGACTTAAGCCAGTGCAACACTCGATTGAATTCAGGATGTTTAAACTCTATCCAAGGCAGGATAGCTTCGCACAAGTTAATTACAGGTCGTTTAGTTTGCCGTGGTGTCCGTCCCTTCTGGCTGTAGTCATAACAAGGTACGCCAGCTTCCTCCAGCTTCATTACAAAGAAGTCTTTGCCAATCTTGGTATCGTTGTAGTTCAGCCAGTCCTTGCCTGGGTACATCGTGTTAAGTTTTTCGCGAAAACTTAACATGTCCTGAGTATGTGCATAAAAAACCTTGGTTTTCTGTACATCATGCTTGTTGTAGACCTTCAGCACTTCGACTTGCTCACGGGTCAGTACAGTACCTATAGTAAAAGGTAAGTCCTGAATGGTGTCAGAGCGCATGTTGAACTGCAAAGACTTCAAGCTAGTAGTACGCGACTTGTTGTCAAAATGATGTATCTTGAATAAATCAATCTGCTCCACGAACCGGTCAGACGGATTAACTTGATGTATCCACTTGTTATCGTCATCTTGCGCGTTGATAATCGCTTGCGCCTTTTCATAAAGGGTGTGTGCTGAACTCACACCCATGCGGATAAGTTGGTGTAGTACAGGATAGTCAAAGCCAAGATTGTTAAAACCAATCATGCGCGCATTGGATTCTTTAAGGTAACGCAAGAACTCTACAATCTCACGCGAATCGTTGCGCCAGTCGCTAATCTCAAAATACCACTGCATCGGCAGTTCAGCGTGCTCAACAGCTAACGTAAACACGTTAGGGTATGTTTCAATATCGTATACATAGTCACGCATTACATTTACTCTTTACAGTAGGTGGGGCTTCGATTTGGTCTTTGACATGGTGCGCGTGAAAGCAGAAAAACCGCACACATCAACATCCTCGAATGTCTGCTTAACAGCCCCTAACAATTAGCCTAAGAACGACGGTATACCAAACGGTGCAGCAGGCATAGCAGGTTGCGGAGCAACGGCAAATCCAGGAACAGCGGCTTGTTGTACCGCACCAAACAAATTAGACGCATCGACTGCTCCCTCACCAAAAGGTTTATCATCGCCAGCAAACTGTACGGCTATCAGGTCACAACGAATACCGCGACCGTGTTTATTATCTTGTGTCCAAGGCTTTACAGCAGCGTTGACACGGCAACCACCATACATCTTACGTGCCAGTGTTTGATACGCCATAGTATTATTCGGATCAATAGCAGTACCATCAGCTTGAATCATCTGCGGTGCAGAGTCACGACCAGCAGTAATGTACATATTGCCAGCGTAACCATCGTACGGTTGAAAAGTCTTTTTGTTTACTTTTTCCTCACCACGACCAAAGCAGCGGGTCTTGCGGTCTTGCAGAATCATTCCCATCACGGCTTGTGCGTGTTCTTTCCACTTGTCTAAAGCCAAGGCACCATAACGTGCCATAAACTGCTGGAAGCCAGGATGGTCTTGTGGCATCAGGAATTCGCAGTTATAGCTAATTCGAGTTGCACCAGTGACTTCATTAACCTGCTTCTGCGGGTCTGCGAGGTGTGGAAAAGACAAACGCACATTTGATAAAAATACGATATCGGACATTACAATTACTCCTAAAGTTACATGAGCCAAGATGGCAGGGATTCAGTAGCGGGTGCTACTTCTACAGCAGCAAACATAGGTGCTGCATTCATTGTGACGGCAGGACGCGCGTCAGATTCAGGAACTACAGTTAACTTACCAGCGAGTTTAGAAACATACTCTTGATTCATTAACTTTAATTGTCGGTCAGTAAGTGACACCTTAGTACCATCACGTTTTTCCCATGTCAGCTTTTCAGCTTTAGCGGGTGATACAAGTTTGGTTTCATAAATGGCGGTCTTAGGTATACCCATCTTAATTAGCTTTTCAGCCATTTCATCTTCGGGTAACACCCAAGCACGTGAACCACGACCATTAACCAGTTTAAGACCAGGTATTGATTGACCAGCTTCAAGGCGGCGTTGCGCTTCCATCTCTACACCCTCAATGAGTTGTCGCATTAAGGGTGCTGCTTCCATGATTTGTCTGATTTGGTCATCAGACATTACAGCAGGGTCTTTATTTGCGCTTTGTTGCGCGACGTCTAACACGTCAGTTTTTACAGGTTGAAACATAACACCAATCTCT